TGTTACTTCTTTATTTGTTTAGCCCTGGTGCAAACGCTATTTCGGAGGAGGCATCCATGTTAGCAGCACAAGGCAAATTTGTCCAAGATATAACAAATGCTTTTATAGCTGTTATGTGGTATGGATTTATGTTGTATGGCATATTTAGAGTATTCTCAAAGGTTTTAACCTTTATGGATAGAGAATATACCCGTGTTACCTTGTTTTTAGAAGCAGAGTATACGCGAGCCACAACATTCTTTGGAACTGAATACGCACGTATATCCACCTTTACAAGTGGGGAATATACACGCATAGTTGCGTTCTCAACAACTGAATATTCAGATTGGAAAACTAATTTATTTTGGTATGGGAAAATTCAACTTTGTATTGGATTTTTACCAATTATACTTGGTTTTACATCAGCGATCTTAACAGGTTTCTTTACAGCTATAACGCGTGAACGCACGGTTAAGTTATTTCCGCAGGGAGCCCGCCAAGATGCTAACAAAGCTGGTATGTTCTTTACGGGGTTATTATCATTATGTATGTTAGTATTTGCACCCATTATAGGTGCGAAGAAAATAACAGGCTATATAAGACCCTTATTAGACATGCTTAAGCAGATACCCTATGTATCTTGGATTATTACGTGGCTTACTAAATGGTGGAATGGAGAGGTTGATTTTGAAGATTTACCCCAAACTCATAAGGAATGGGAAGAACAAATCAGAGAGATGGACGCAGAAGAAACTACAGAAACATTTAATGAGTTGAGAAAGCTTAATGAAGAGTTAAAGAAAGAAATGTACAATGAAAAGAATGAAGATTTGTCAAATAAGAAGAAAAGTAACAAAGTTAGGGCAGATGCAGATGCAGCAGCCACAGCTGCAGTAGGAGACTTTATAGGTGAGGAAACATTGAAAGATAAAGCAGAGAGGCTCCGACACATTCAGCAAATCAAATTGGCACGCTACCATTTTCAAGAAATGGAAGGAGACATGGTCAAAATTTTCTACCGAGTTGGAGAAAACTTGAAAAGAGAAAATTTTGTGATCTGTACTTGGCGCGAGATGCCAGGCTTTTTCCCACATCTTTATATGGAACATGGAGAAGGTAACATCATATACGAAAACGAAATTCACACTTATGCGGAACTAATGGCATGTTACCTCGCAGATGATGATGAAGCTGACCCTGAAGAGCTTAACCAACAAGGAATAGCTGAAAATATCGCAGACTTCCAAGGGTGGGTTAAGGCCACTTATGAGAATAACGTGAAGATTGTTAAGAAAAGTCAGGAACGAACCAAAGAAGATGTTACAAAAGCGGATGTGGACCAGAAAATTTTTGAAACCGCTTGCGAAACAGGAGACCGTGTTCTTAATGAAACTAACGAAGATCCTTTCTTTAGTGATCTTGAGAAGAAATTTGAGACCGGAACAACTAAAGAGGATGATGAATGGTGGGACTCAATGCCTACCTGGGATAGTGTGTATGATAAATGCAGGGTGAAAGCCCAGAACGCCTTTGGTTGGGTTGAACAGAATCCTGGCAAAGTAATCACAATTGCCGCAGCAGTAGTAGGAGTTGTAGCGATTTTGACATTGAAACACTACACTGATGACGAAGAAGAGTACGACGCAGAGGAACAAGCTAAGGGGAAAACTAAGGGTAAACGTGGTAATTTACGCCAACGTCAACGTTCCCGCCAAAAATGGATTCAAGGTTCAGGAGGTGAAGAAGTAGAAGTAGACAAGATTGAAGAAGAATTTGATTACGGGATTTACGAGGAACCTGAGTACGAAGATGATATTTACGAACACAATTATGTAGATTATGAATACTCTTATGCTGATAAGGCGCGCCGCGGAATGAAGAAACAGGGTTTAAAACCTAGCCGCGAAACAAAACGAACTCGCGCAAAGCAATTATTACGAGCTAAGATGGCACAAGGGAAGATTGTAGTACCAGTGCTAAGAGATGACTCAAAGATTAAGAATGCAATCTATATGTCAAAGAAACGAGTGTATCGAGCCCCAATTTCACAGATTAAAACATTTATTGAGAGTGCTCGTGAACAAATGAAAAAGGAAGCTTGCAAGTTAGTAAAGCAAGGCTGGCGGCCTGCTGAGAAATCACCAGGTGTTTACAAAATATTTGATCCAAATGGGAACTATAGGTGCACAGGTACCTTAGTTTCTGGTCAAATGATGGTAGTAAACCATATTATGGATGAAGGTCTTGAAGGAGTTTATACAGCTCGTAACCACGTCCATAGTATTGCCATGCAGGCTTCAACTTTTAACATAACTGATGATGAAATCGGTTGTTTCGCAGTCAATGGCATTCCTAGTCCTTTCAAATTAAAAGACTTACTTATCCCAGATGTGGCTCAGATAGTCACAGTATTTGGGTATGGAGATGGTACAGGAACCTCCCCAGAATGTTTAACAGGTTTCGCCAGTCCACTTGGATGGTGTAATGCCGAAACAAGATGTGGAGATTGTTCTTCGCCAGCTTTTAATAAAGACGGAAAAATTATTGGTTTCTGGACACACGGTAAGAAGCAAAAAGATGGGACTTATTTTGGAAGATTCCAACCAGTCAGCCAGAGGATGATTGACAATTTAGCATCTTTGCTATCTCCTGTCACCCATTCAGGTTTAGACTTTGCGGTCTTCCCTCCACAGGCTATTGACCTATTGGATGACCCCTTCTATGCTAGATACCCAGAGCAATTCAAAAATGACAAAAATAATGTCACCATTTTCAACGAGACTTTTACATTATCAGAACAGCATCAACAATATTTGAGTGAAGATTATTTTCCAATTTTGATGCAAATCGGGCGTTACCCACGTTATAAAAATAAAAGATCCACAGACCCCTATGTTAAAGGTTTTATTGATGAGACTGGCTTTGCAGAATCAACTGATTGGGGACTCCCGGAGCCTAATTCAGAAGCAGCTTATAAATCAATGGCCAAATATGCTAAAGATATACTTCCTATGTCACCAGATATGGTTAATGACATGAATAAAGCATGGCAGTGGACTACTCAACATTTTTATCCTTATATGCGTGAATCAAAAATTAAGGAAATGTTTGAAGTTAAAGAAGGTTTGGATTGGGCCACATCAAGTGGTGCCCCATGGAATATTCATTACCCAACCAAGAAGGAACTTTTTGAAGGTTTTGAAGGGTTTGATGATTGGATGGAAGCTGACTGGAATAGATTAGCGGATGATCCAAATTATACCTTTCTTTTTACCAGTTCATTAAAGGAAGAAATTAGACCAGCTGAAAAGATTTTAGAAAATAGTCAGCGTACGTTTCTTGCAGGAGCCGTGGACGGAACTATAAATGGCAACCGGCTCTTTGAAGACATGAACAACAAGTTTTATGAATCTCACTTGAAGAGTGATTCTGCAGTTGGTATGAGCCCCTTTAATGGAAATTGGGATGACCTTTATAGAAAACTTAATGTTTTCCAAAAAGGATATGCCCTTGATGAATCACAGTATGACTCCTCATTGAGAGCTTATATGATGTGGGGCTGTGCTAAATTGCGCTGGAGTATGTTAGCGGAAGAATACAAAACACCAGCTAATTTACGCAGGCTTAAAACTTATTATCGAAACTTAGTTAATTCATTGATAGTGACAGCTGAGGGAGTTCTAGTTTTTAAATTAGGAGGGAACCCATCTGGATCTGTTAATACAATAGTAGATAATACTTTCATGTTGTACTGTTTGATGGCCTACGCATGGATTCGCCTAGTATCACATGTTTATAGCGATTTTCAAAACAATACAGCCAAAGCCCTTGTGGGGGATGATAACACATGGACAGTTTCAGACGAAGCTCATGATAGGTATAATGCACGGACAGTGATTGCCACTTGGGCAAGTATAGGTATTACCACAACAACGGACTGCTTGGAACCCCGTCCACCCCACGAATTGGATTTTCTCTCAGCACACACTCTATTCATTAGAGGTGTTGCCGTACCAGTTTACAGTCGGTCAAAATTGATGACATCACTGCTTTATGCGCCACATGCTAAACATACACCAGCAGTTACTCTTACGAGAGCAGCAGCTTTGTTGTTGGTTGGCTGGACGGATGTTCAGTTTAGGCATTTTTCCCGTCAGCTAATTGAATGGCTGATTGAGGAATTTGACGATGTCCATAAGAATGATGCGGACTGGATACAAGCGAAGTGCGGAATTCTCCCCGATGATAGGATTCGACGTTTGTATATAGGAAACTCTAGTATGTTACAACCGCAGGGTTTTTATTCAGAAACGAAAGAAAGATTATGCAAGCTGAATAAAATAATTATGAGTTCTCCTCAGAGAGCAAAGAAAAGCCGAGCTGGTCGTAGGCAAGGCGCGAAAGTGATACGACAACAGAAAATGGTTAAAATAATTAATAACCAAACCCCCAAACCGGCTAAAAGAAGACAAAGACGAAGAAATAATTTGGGTATGGGGGCCCCGAGATCAGCACCAGTTGCTAGGATGAGAGGTATGGCCAATGAGAACACAACCAACAGATGCATGCGTGTGCCGTTAAGAAGAGAATTGATTGGAACATTAACTCCCTTAACAGGATCATTCACGCTATTAAAACGATTACGCATAAATGCTGGTTCAGAAGAAACTTTTCCATGGTTATCAACGATAGCCAGGAACTACGAAAGATACAATTTTAGAAGATTAAAGTTCATTTTTATTACAAGAGTTTCAACAGCCACTGCAGGTTCAATAATGCTATCCCCAGATTATGATTCTGCAGATACGGCACCCACTGACGAACGAAGTGCAATGGCGTATGCTGGAGCGATAGAACGTCCCGTTTGGCAAGATATGATGATAACTCTATCACCAGCCAAACTAAACCGCTCTTTTAAGAGTTTTGTTTGCATGGATGATGGACGTTTTGATGCCACGTCACAAGACTCAAAAACGATTGACCCAGCGCAACTTTTTGTTTTCAGTGAATCAACTGTGGTTACTTTGGGTAAATTGTGGGTTGAGTATGAGGTTGATCTCTTTGAACCACAGATTCCCATTTCTCCCAACAACCAAGGCGGAGGAAATCTTACTTTTCCTGTTACAGGTTCTTTCTCATCTTCTGGTCTTTCAGTAGCGGCCAGTCCAGTTGCCACTGTACCAGTTTCAACATTGTCGCCACCGATGAGCAGTATTATTGAACCAAACCAAGCTTCATATTCTACGCTGGCTACAGCAGCACAGGCGCAAACGTTAGCAGGATTAGGAGAGACTATAAACACCTTTCCAAATTCCCTATTAGGAATGTTTGCCAAAGATTATATAGGAAATATGACGGCAACCTTGGAAGGTTTGCCTTCAACCCCAACAACTAAACCAGTCTTTTCTATTATTAGACCGGACGGTTCACAATCTGATTTGGGTTCAGGAACGCAGAATTTTTTCTCAAACACAGCGACACTAGGTGGGACAGCAGGTTATCGAGTGGCTGACCCAGTCAACACTCTACCAGGAGTTAACTATGGGCCTGTTCCTAAAGGTTCAATTCTTCGTCAGAAAGCAGGGTTCACTTGGCCAGGAGGCACACCAGCAGGAGCTATTAGTGAGTTTCTCCGTTTTGGTGGAGTGAGTGGTTTCTAGACCCCTTTTCCCGTCTCTATTCGACGTAAAATGTTAGCGGTAGCAGAGATTTTTTCGACAGAAAATCCATGTACAGATGTGTATAAAATGCAACTTCGGTTGCGACCACCTATTGACACAGGTGGGATAATAAGTATGTGTAACAAGATGAACATAATTTGTTCAGGGTTAAAATCCCGTGGGTTTGCGACCTACCGTGTGGGTACTCAACACGATATCAAATGAAGTAGAACCTGGTCCATCAGAAGCTCTGATGTTGACTTTCTGGTAGAAGAGAAACCAGAACAACTTTGAAATAGTTTCACGCATATAGCAATGCGAAAAGATTGCAGAAATTTTTCGAATTTCGGGCAGGAAGAGATAGCCAAGAATAAGATAAGATAAGATAAGATAAGATAAGATAAGATAAACGCGTCAAGAG